AGAACAAGCCCAAAACATAGTAAAAGAGGTTGTCTTTGCGAGGACGACACTTATAGGTCTGATTGCTGCGACGGTAGTCTTAAAGCACAGGGGATAGGAGCAACGATAGGGCAAAATAGTCTAACAGTTGTTATAGATGGTGAAAAAAGAATTAAAACATCAAATAGAGGATAAAAATGAGTGAAACAAAAGAAACGCTTTTGGACAAAATCGCACACAAAGTAAGCTTAATGCTTACAGGTGAAGCATCCAAAAAAGAAGTAAAGCTAGAAAAGGCTAAACTTAAAGATGGAACAATAGTAGAGATCGAAGGCGATTCTATTTTTGTATTAACAGGCGATGAAGAAGGCGCTGAGAGATTGCCTGCACCCGTAGCAAACCACGAACTGGAAAACGGTGACATTGTAGTCGTGGAAGAAGAAGGCGTAATCAAAGAAGTAATTAAGGCTGATGCGGCTCCAGAACAAGAACTCAAAGACGAGAAAAAAATGGAGTTTGCTTCTAAAGAAGATATGCAAAACCTTAAGAAGGAAATGGACGAGTTACGCAAAATGGTCGAAGGCAAAAAAGAAGAAATGGCAAAAGCACAAAAAGCAGAAGCAGAAAAAGCAGAGCTAGCCAAGCAAGAATTAGCCAAACAAGAGCCGCCTAAAAAAGTAACACATACCCCAGAAACAGAACCAAAAAAGAACATTAACCTTTACTCTCAAAAACGTGATGCAAGCACAAAAAGCAGAGTATACGCAAAACTATTTTCATAATGGCTGAAAACATTTATCACAGTAATAGCGATGTCAGACAAATTAAAGTTGTAAAAACTTTGTCTCTCGCTACAGTATTAACCGCAGCGGATAGCGGAACGGAATTTATCCTAGACGCAGCAGCAGGAAAGATAATCACATTGCCAGCATTGCAGGAAGGTGTACACTTAGACTTCGTAGTCGGTGCATTATTTGCGACAGATAACTTTGTAGTAAAAAGTAAAGAAGGCGACAATATTACGGGCTTTATTTCCGACATGGGTTCAACTCCTGTCGTAGTTGTCGCATCCGCAGAAGATCAAGTAAACTTTGTTGCCAGTGCAGAAACTATTGGTGACCATATTAGACTTGTATGCGATTTTAAAAACAGTCAATGGTTATTAAGTGGAGCATGCAGAACTAACGGAGGTATAACAGCAACTGACCCAGCATAATAATAATAAACAAACACAACAAAAATGAGTACAACAACCAATATTACCACAAGTTATGCAGGCGAAGGTGCTTCTCCTTACGTTGCGGCAGCTTTGTTTTCTTCACCAACCTTAGAACAAGGAGGTGTTGACATTATCCCTAATATTAAGTTTAAGAGAACTCTTAGACCGGCTAACTTAGGGGATATTATAAAAGACGCTACATGCGACTTTACCGCAACTTCAAGCGTGACACTTTTAGAGAGAATCCTAGAACCTAAGGAATTACAAGTCAACCAAATTTTCTGTAAGACAGAATTTAAAGACACTTGGGATGCCGTTGAAATGGGTTTTTCTGCATTTGACGTTATACCTAAATCTTTTGCCGATTTTATTATTGCTGAATACGTTGCAAAGGTAGCCGAAGCAAACGAAACAAGTATTTGGAGAGGTGTAGCAAGTAACGAAGGAGAGTACAACGGATTTAGTACTTTAATTGCTTTAGACGCAAATCTTCCATCAGCTCAAGAAATCACAGGAACTACAATCACGGCTGACAATGTAGTGACTGAACTTGCAAAAGTAGTTAACGCTATTCCTGACAGATTGTATGGAAAAGAAGACGTTAGATTATACGTGCCAGTTGGAGTGTTTAGAGCTTATTCACAATCATTGGGAGGATTTGACGCTAACGGAAAAGGTGCTGCGGGTGTAGGTAACAACGGAACAAATCAAAGTTTTGATAACTTACAATTTCTTCACGTTAAGTTATTCATGACCTATGGTCTAGCTCCAAACACAATGATTGCAACTAGAATTTCAAACCTAAAATTTGGAACTGGCTTACTTTCTGACCATTCAGAAGTTCGGGTTATTGATACCTCAGAAACTCTTGGCGACAAGAACGTAAGATTTATTATGAGGTTTACAGCAGCCGTACAATATGAATTTGCACAAGACTTCGTAACATACGGAATACCAAATTCAGCAAACTAATCATAAGGGGTGTTAATAGCACCCTTTTTAATACTTATTTATATGGCATGTGATGCAACAAAAGGTAGACTAGACACGCCTTGTAAGACTAGTGTCGGTGGAATTAAGGCATTTTATTTTGCTAATTATAATCCACTAATTTTTAAAACATTTACAACCGCTGCTGGAGTTATTGACAAGCTGTTAGTACCTGATCCAAGTACACCTATTGCGTTATTCAAATACGAACTAAGGAGTTCAGGGCACAGTCTAGAGGACGCTAACGAGAACTCAGAGGAAACAGGAACATCTTTTTTTACCTCCACTTTTACTGCGATTCTTAAGCAAATTAGCGGTGTAAGCAGAACTGAACTACAACTTGTTAGTTTTGGTAGACCGCACGTAATTGTAGAAGATTATAACGGTAATTTCTTACTTGTTGGTATTGAGAATGGATGTACTGTATCTGTTAATCAAGTAACAGGATCAGCACCGGGTGAATTGTCTGGATATAACCTTACAATTACAGCGACAGAACGTGAAATGTCTTACTTTATTGACCCAACTATTATAGGCGATAATACTCAAACATCAATTACAGTAGGTACTTAGTAATAAACTAGGCAAAAATTAAAGCTTATCTAAACAGATAGGCTTTTTTTTGTTAAGATTGTTACAAACAATAGTGTTAAAACGTATATTAAGTATGAAGGTCACAGAAAGCACCACAGTTTTAAGCATTTTTACTCAAAATGTAAGCGGTTTATACGATGTTAAGGTGACAAATGAGACCTCAAAGGCTCAAACTTACAGCAAAACCAAGGCTTTAACGGTAGAAAAATACTACTTTCAAATAACAGATGTAGACGGTTTTAATTTTACTAACGAAAACACGTATATTATAGAGGTTTTTGTGCAAAATACAGCCGATTTAGTGTACAGAAATACTGCATATTGTACTGATTCTAGCTCATATAATACAGAAAAACGGATTAATTCCGACAATCAATATATTACACTATGATAAATAGGGAAGATTTTAAGGTTGTTAGCTTATCAGCTTATACAAGTCCTACAATTACTGAAGTAAAAAACGAGAATATTGTTGAATACGGTTCTGACAACGACTATTTTAATTACTTAATTAAGCGAATTACCGGAAGCCCTACAAACGGGGCTATAATTAAGGGTATATCTAACTTAATATACGGTAAGGGACTAGAAGCGACTAACTCCGAGGGTAGAATGACCGACTATCTTAAGATCAAAAAATACTTTAAACCTAACGATTTAAGAAAGATTATATATGACCGCAAGGCTTTAGGAATGGCTGCTATACAAGTGTTATATAAGGATGGCGAAGTCGTAGGCACAGAGCATTTTCCAATGCAGACCTTACGACCAGAAAAAAAAGACGATAAAGGGAAAATTAACAACTGGTTATATTTCAATAACTGGAAAGACAAAAAGAAATCCGACAAAGCAACAGCTATTGCGGCTTATGGGTGCGGTTCTGGAAAAGAATCAGAGATATATATTTGGCAAGGTTATGTGTCTGGATTTGAATACTTTGTACCGCCTGAATACATCGCAAGCTTGCCTTATGCAGTACTAGAAGAAGAAATTGGTAACTTTCTGATTAACGACACAAAGAATGGGTTTAGTCCTTCTATGATTGTTAATTTTAACAATGGAATACCAGAAGATCAAGACAAGCGAAGAGAATTAGCAGACGAAGCGACTAAGAAACTTTCAAGCGCAACAGGTAAGAAGATACTTATAGACTTTAGTGACGACAAGGAACATCAAACAACTTTCAACGCAATACCTCTTGACAATGCGCCAGAGCATTACGAATACTTATCCAAGGAATGTTTTGAAAAACTTATTATAGGTCATGGTGTTACCTCTCCTATGCTGCTAGGTATTCGCGATGGACAAGGGGGACTAAGTAGCAATGCAGATGAGATTAAAAATGCAACTTTGCTATTTGAAAATATAGTTATAAGAGTCTTTCAAAATCAATTAGTCGACATTATAGACGAAATTTGTCCTACGACTCTGGATCTTTATTTCAAGACCATTCAGCCATTAGATTTCATGCAAGTTGACAAGCCACTAAGCGATGAAGAAGAAGAAAAACAAACAGGTGTTGACTTATCAAAGCAAGAGCCAACCGACCAAGAACTAAACCAAGCTTTTGAGCAACTAAAAGACTTAGGCGAAGATGTAGACCTAGATTATGAATTAGTAGACGAGAGAGAAGTGAACGAAGATACAGAGGATGAAATGGATTATCTTTTGGAAGAGGCAAACTACAAAAGCCTTACAACCTTACAAAAAGCGATAAATTTAGTAAGTACAGGAACAGCAAGACCTAACTTAAAAAGCGACGACGACAGAACTATTGACGGTTTTAATTTTAAGGTAAGATATAAATACTCGCCAGAAACTACAGGTTCAGACAGTAGAGAGTTTTGTAAGAAAATGGTAAGCGCAAATAAAATATACAGAAAGGAAGATTTGATTGCTATGAAAACACAAGCGGTTAATCCTGGATTTGGTGTCAAAGGTGCTGCAACTTATAGTATTTTAAAATACAAGGGCGGACCCAACTGCAATCATAATTTCATGCGATTGACTTTCAAAAAGAAAGGTAGCATTGACGTAAAAAGTCCTCTTGCACCTCGTATAAGCACGAATAAAGCAGAGAGAGAAGGATATAGAATAAGAAACCCTAAAGAAGTCGCTATGAAGCCAAAAGACATGCCAAATAAAGGATATAAAAGATAACTATGGCAATAACATTATTTGTTACACAAAAGGACATAAAGGCTAACAGCATTGTAAGCGGTTCGGTAGACCCTGACAAGTTCTTACAGTTCGTTAAGATAGCTCAAGAGATACATATACAAAACTATCTAGGAACCAAACTATATGAGCGAATACAATTATACGTGACTAACAACGGAAGTCAAAACGGTACTTTCTCAGGAGCTGACACAGACCCAGAAAAGATACTATTAGACAAATTTGTTAAGGATATGACTCTATACTGGGCTATGGTTGACTATATTAAGGTAGGGGCATTTGAGATAACAAACAAGGGAGTCTTAAGACATACAAGTGAAACCGCAGAACTTGCAAGCATACAAGACTTAGACTATTTGACGAACAAATACAGAGATTTGGCACAGTATTACACTAAGCAATTTATAGACTTCATGCCGTACAACCAAACTACGTACCCTGAGTACAATACTAACACTAACGATGACCGATACCCTAGTAGAGATAGCTACTTTGGTGGCATGCAATTATAAATTATGGCAGACTGGGGAAAAGGAGTAAACAACGATATCGGCTGGGGGCAAGGCGGAACTAATGACATTGGTTACGGTAGTATCTATGCTGTTTCTAATTCTGGAATAACTTTGCTTTTGCAGGATGAAAGTTTCTTTCTAAATACATTTGCAGGGGCTAGTCTTGGGTTAAGTTTAGTTAAGTTAAGAAAAGAATATACAGGATTTTGCATAAAAGTAAGAAGGTCTAGCGATAACGCAGTACAAGATATAGGCTTTGTAGACGGTGTATTAGATACCGCAAACCTTTTAGCTTTTGCAGGTTCTGGCGATGCCTTTGTCACTATCATATACGACCAAGTAGGAACTAAAAACATGACTCAGACTACTGCAAACTTACAAGGTCAAATAGTTTCTAATGGTTCTGTAATACTTAAGGGAGGTAAGCCTTGTATTATAAGAAGTGCAAATGATAACGGTGGTTACTTATCGTCTTATGCTCCTAATGATGGAGCAACAATAAAGGGAATGTTTTATATTGGAAGTAATGAAGGTAAAAGATCCATGATGTTTGGTAGTAGAATCGGTGCTCAAGATGCTGGTATTCAAGCTAGGTCTGGCTTTACCGATTCTTCTGTTATTAATTTAAGTTTATCGAATACTGCTGTAAACGCAACATCAAAAGATATAGGCACACAAGATACCGCTTTTACGGAACTTAATAAGCATTTCTTATTGTATTGTGAGATAGAGTTTAATTTTGGAGATAACAAACTAGGATTAGGTTATAGAAATGCTAATCCAATCACTATTGGCATGTTTACTTTTCAAGAATTAGTTATTTTTGAAAATACAGACAATGCGACAGCAAAACAAAATAATAGAAATGATATATATAACATATACTAATGTACTACAAAGGCACAAAGAAAGATTGCGAAGCTTACAATAGTCTTGTAGTTATAGGGGATAACTATCAAGATTCTACAGATAGGTGGGCTAATGTAATTAGAAACGAAAACGGTCAAGGCTTTGCAATAGAAAAACATTACAATTACGAAACCGACATGACTCTTGTATATAGCTTACCAGATAGTTGGTGTAATAACTTAGAATCATGAGCTTAATATCAGATAATGCAGGAGTAATATTCACAGCGATCACAGGAGCGATAAGTGGTGTATTCTTATTTTTCAAGGGCAAGAAATCAAGAGAGTCAAACGCTAACATCGAAATTGGCAAGGCATACGAGCTTATGGCAAAACAAAACAACGCATTTATACTTAGCATGACCGAAAAGATAGACAAACAGACTAAGAAAATTGAAGATTTGGAATTTGAAGTTATTGGACTAAGAAATGAAAATAAGTTACTTTTAGGTCAGCTTAAAAAATATAGAAAATGATAGACGACAAAAAACTAACAGAAAACTTCATGCTTAGCGAGTTCTTAGAGTCTAGATTCTTTGACGATTTAGAGCAAAAAAGAGTAATTGAAATCTATCAAAACAGCGAAAGCCTAAAGTATAGTTTGCAGAAATTAGCAAATCAATTACAAATATTAAGAAATGAATTAGACGTGCCAATAAGCATTAACATTGCATTTAGACCGGTGTTCTATGAGCTTTCACAGGGTCGTGACGGAGAGTCACAGCATACATTATGCAAAGCTGCTGATATTACAGCACAAGGATTAACTCCTAAGTATGTAGGCGCTAAGATTGAAGAGCTTATAAGCAATGGCGACATGTTGCAAGGTGGCTTAAGTGCATATTCTACGTTCGTACATTATGACGTTAGGAGGACAAGAGCGAGGTGGTAGTTTATTTTGTTACCTTTACCAAAACTAAACTATGAGAAATAAAAGATTAAAAATTACGGATGAGCAAATATTAAAGAAACTAGGTATTGAGCCAAATAAATATCAGAGATACGCCCTCGACGACAGAAAAATAAAAGAATACAATAAATTAACTCAAAGCGAAGAAGTTAATAATGATTCTACGACTTCCGCAAACGATTACAAGGAAACTTTTTTCCTTAGTGCATGGTGTCCTGAGACAAATACAATTCTTACAATTAAGCAGTATTGCGTAAAGTATAATTTGCCTTATGAAGATATTTCTTCGTTTAAGTTTTTACCTTACCACTACAAAGAGCCTTCGTATAACATTGTATTTAAGGACAAACAAATAGATGATGCCTTTGATTACGAAGAACTAAAACAAACCTTAGCTGAAGAATTAAAAAAGACTCATAAGCCCTTACAAGTAGACGAGCAAACCAACACAGAAGGTGTACTTAAGTGGGCTGACTTACATTTTGGCGCAATGATAGAAGGATTGGTCAAGACACGAGATTTTAACACTCAAATCCTAAAAGACGGACTATTTACAAGCGTAGAAGATTTTAATAATTTGCGATTTGCTAAACGTCATGTACACATACAAGGCGACCTTATAGAAAGCTTTACGGGGCTTAATCATATTAACTCATGGCACTCTATGGATTCGAAAATGATAGGTGCAAACGTAATTAAGTTATGTACAAAATTACTACATGAAGCACTAAGCAAGATTAACAACTTAGATACTGTAAAAATAATAGGAGGTAATCACGACAGGATAAGCAAAGACAACAAAGAGGACGTCAAGGGAGGTGCAGCAGAGATAATTGCCTATTGTCTTGAACTATTAGGCTATAATGTAGAGTTTCACGCTTACGTTATATCTCACGAAGTGCAAGGTATTAACCACATTATCTTGCATGGCGATAAGGTAGTAAGCTCAAAGACGTCGGAAGAATTAGTTAGCCTATACGGTGCATCTGGAAAATACAATTTCATTACAGAAGCGCACTTACACAGGGCAATGGAAAAATTAACAGCAAAACAAAGGAGCAAATACCAAGTAATACAAGACGACAAATTAATGCTCAGAAGATTAACGCTTAAGCCTTTCTTTACTGGGAATTATTATAGCGAAACGCTTGGATATAATGCTAATGCTGGATATAGTATAATTTGGGCAAACGACAAGGGACTTCCGAAAATGTTAGATAACACAATATAATAATATGAAACCAAGCTACAAGGAAAAAAACGGTACTACAAGAGTAGGGGACAGTCTTAGGTGGTTAGTAGATCAAGGTAAGAACATTGCTCCTGAGCTTTTGACTATTGCGGGAAGCGTAACAGGTGTAAAAGCTTTGAGTCTATTAGGAGACAAAATAAAGGGTGAACCTAATATATCCGAATTAGATAAGCAAATGCTATTAGCGCAAATAGCAATGGATAAGGAGGATATGAAAAATATTTCTGATCGGTGGAAGTATGACATGGAATCAGATTCTTTTCTAAGCAAGAATATCAGACCGCTTTCTTTAGGTTTTTTGACTCTTGCTATGACTTGTTTTATTATTTTGGATAGTTCTAGCATTAATTTTAACATTGATCCTGTATGGGTAGATTTGCTTAAGACTCTATTGGTTACCGTTTACCTTGCTTACTTTGGAAGTAGAGGGGTTGAAAAATTTAAAAAGATTACTAAGAATTAACCAAAACAAATAACTATATTAGCCGTTCATAGTTCTAGTTTTATTTTAGTTTGACCCCTTGCAGAAATGTTAGGGGTTTTTTTATGCCTTATTATTAAAGTTTAACATTTATATTGTTTGCATATCTGTTTATCTGTTGTATATTTACATATAATTAAAAACATAGATATTATGAAAATTTCAGCTTTAAAGAATAAAATAAACAATATACAAGCTAAAAAATGGGGTTATAAAAACACTAAAGAAGCCTTAGCTGATGGAATGTATGGAGTCCTTCACGTATCTATAACCTTAACTAACTTAAAAGATTTACTAAAAATAAGCGAAAGCGATGCAATGGATTTAGTTTACAAGTGGAGAGATAATGGAGAGGTGACATATTCTGGAGTATGCGGATTACAAGAAATATATTTTTCAAATAAATAAAAATAAACGGGGTGTAAAAACCCTTTTAAAAAAAAACCATGAATCTAGGAACGCCGCAAGAAATGTTAGATAATGAAAGACTACACAATAAGAAAGAAAAACCAAAACTTTCTGGATGTGGAATAATACTAATAATTATAGTATTTGCTTCTATATCAATTATTTTTTACAACATAATTTAAAACTAAACCTATGAACTTTATTAAAGAATTACAAACCGTATTACTACTAGGACTTAAAACCAACGTAGAAGCAGAATCAATCAACTTAGAGAATAAGCTTAAGGCAGACCCTAAGAGCATAACATCTTCAGAACTAAGAAAACTATTCTACTATGCAGGAATTAAGTCGGTACAAATAGGTAACACAACTATAAATATATAAGCTATGAAAACTAAAACTAAAGAAGTAGTAATTAAGAGCATTGAATACAAAACAGTATATGGTCAATCAAGTGACAATAATGTATATTACGTCTACGAAATCGAAACAAATGAGCGTTTAGAACTAAACGCCTTAGATAGTGTAATCACACAAACAACAAATCTTCCTGCATCGTTTAAGGAATTTATGGACTATAATAATCTAAGCCAAGAGCAAACACTAGAATTTTTAAACAACAACTACAAAAAACAATAACATGGAAGTAATCAGAGAACAAATTAACGTAAAACTAATCTTCGAAACTTACAAAGTCAAGATGAACGATCCCAATATAAAGTATAGCTGGTTTTGCATATACGTATTGTGCACTAGTGTAACACTAGTTAACGGTTGGAAGAACTCTACGCATACGATGAGCAGTCGCAAAAAAGCTAAGGTACTAACGCTTACTGGACTTATTCCAGATCAATATGTTAAGATAATCACTCTTAATATTTAACATTTATAATGTTTGCATATCTGTTTATTATGCTTATATTTACACACAATAAAACCTTAAATTATGGGATGGACTAATCCAGAAGACGACCAAGACTTAGAAAACAGATGCGCATTTTGCAAAGAAGAATGTAGATATACATACTGCGATGATCAATGCAAAGAAGCTGACATTAACGATTAATAAAAACTAGAAACTATGAAAGAGATTTACAAGGCATTAGCCAATTTTCAACAAGAAGTACCAGTAATTCACAAGGCAACACAAGGCTATGGTTACTCGTATTCAGACCTTCCGACTATCTTTGCAGTTATTAATCCGTTACTAAAAAAGAACGGTTTAGGCTTTACTCAATTACTACACGAAAACCAAATCGAAACAATATTATTTCATGTAGAATCAGGTCAAGAAATAAGATCATTAACAAATATTCCTCAAGACGTACAACTAGCTAAGATGAATGCTTTTCAAGTTCTTGGTAGTGCCGTTTCTTATATTCGTAGGTATGCTTTAAGCTCAATGATCGGCATTGTGACAGACAAAGACACAGATGCAGGAGGCGAGCAAAACAAGCCAGTAGCAAAAGCATTTACCGATCAAGACATGAAAGTCCTTAAAGCAAAACTTATAACTGTTTTTAACAAAGAAGATTTAACAGCGTTATATAAGAGCAATGCTAAATATAAACTTTCAAAAGATGCTGGTAAATTATTTACCCTTAGAGGTTTAGAATTTGTGTCATGATAGCCTTAATAGATTTAGATTCTATCTTATATACAAGCGTGTATAAGGTAGTTTCAAGAAAGCACATAAGGGATGCAATTATATTGCATGGTAAAGAAGGAGCAAGACAATGGATGCTAGAACAGGTTTATAATTTAGGAATTAAAAGGGTAGAGGATAGAATAGGAGAAATAAAACTACACTTAGAAGAAAATACCTTTTTTGATAATATATCTTTTGAATTATTTATTACTACCTGTACAAGATCTTTTAGAAAGGAATTAGCACCTTCTTACAAGGCAAACCGTAAGCGTAACAATTATGTATGGTTGCTAAGAAATCATTACATTATTAACGACGCTAAGTTCTCCGACACGCTAGAAGCTGATGACTTGATCGCTATAAGAGCCGTAGAGCTAGGCAAAGCGAATTGTATAGTAGTTAGCCCCGACAAAGATTTAAAGACCATAGGAGGCTTCTATTGGAGTTATTATAAGCAAAAAGACAAAGACTTTGAAGGAAACTATATCCTAGATGAGAACGGCTACCATGAGCAAAGCTTCAAGCAAAGAGAACCTATCTACCTAACAGATGACGATGCTAGTTTTTTATTCTGGCAACAAATGATAATGGGAGATACAGCAGATTGCATTAAGGGCTTGTACCGCATGGGCAAAGTAAAGTCTGAGAAGATACTAAAAGAAAGTTCCTGCTATTGGTTTACAGTCGCCAGAAAGTACATTGAGCTTAATCAAAAAGAAGATTGGAAAATTAACTATTCGCTCTTAAAACTAGGGAGCATTAACAATTAAAAATAAACATTATGGCATCATTAAATAGTATTTACATTAAAAAAGAAACCTTAAAAACTCTATATCAAACACTAGAGAAAAAAGGAGACAAAGGAATAGAAATAACTATTTCGATCAATGAAGAGACAAATAACTATGGGCAAAACCTTAGTGCTTTTGTATCACAATCTAAGGAGCAAAGACTAGCTAAGAATCCTAGATTCTATGTAGGTAACGGAAAATGTTTCTGGACTGACGGGAAGATACAAATAGCAGACACGCAACCGCAAGCAGAAGAAACTTTTAATATTGATAATGATGATGATGGACTTCCGTTCTGATAAGTATCTATTAATCAATTAAAAGTAGTATATTAGCAGTTCAAGACGTGGCAGTCTAACAACATTTACGTAAACCCTTATTTTATCTGGACAGCCACGTCTCCATTTAAAGTAAGGGTTTTTTAATTTTTAAATTTTAAGTATTATGAATTATTTTGAAAGATTATTTCCATTTGGTAAGTTTAGAGACTACAGATTACAAGACGTAGACACAGCTTATTTAATACATGCACTAGAAAACTTTGATTTGTCTGAAGAATTAAAGCATGACATTAACAGAACATTATTATATAAAATTAAAGCATTTAATTTATTTCAATCTTATCTAGAAGACATCATAGATAATTCTGAATTAAGATATAGTGATGAACAAAAGCAAGAAATTTTAGCAAGTTTAAGTAATGATATACAGCTTGAAGAATTAATATCTAATTTTAAATAGATGCAAGGCTGGATTAAATTGCATCGTAAAGTCTTAGATAATTATTTATTTCAAGAGAATAGAAACTTTTCTAAGTTTGAAGCGTGGACATATTTATTACTTACTGCAAATCATAGTGATAATAAATTCCTGCTAGGTAATGAATTGATTGAGCTTAAAGCTGGTCAAATGATAACAAGCGAATTAAAGCTAATGGATAAGTTTAATTGGTCAAAATCTAAGCTAAGGAACTTTTTAAAATTGCTACAACAAGACAACATGATTGTAAAAGTTAGTGATACAAAAAAGACCACTCTAAGTATAGTAAAATATAGGGATTACCAGACACAAGAGACCACAGAAAAACCACTAAGAGACCACGAAGAGACTGCGAAAGAACTACGAAAAGACACAAACAAGAATGTAAAGAAGGATAACAATGATAAAGAATGTTTAAATAAAGAAACAATAAAAGGGGTTTACGAGTTTTTTAATCTTGAAAGAAAAGATTTACCAGAAGCTATAAAATTAAATGACTCACGAAAAAAGTTAATAAAATGCAGATTAGAAGAATACGATCAAGACACGATAAAAAAAGTAATCTTAAAAGCTCGAGATAACAATTTTCTAAGCGGAAAAGAAACAAGCTTTAAGGCTAATTTTGACTGGATATTCAACAAAACTAACTTTTTAAAAATCCTTGAAGGAAACTACGAGAACGAAAAGACTAATTTTGGCAAAGATAAGCCAGCCTTTAAACTTAAAACTAACAGACCAATTTAAAAAATATAAAATTATTTAATTAAAAAATAATAATTAATAAATAAACATTATGGAAGAAATAGTAAGACAGCTTAAATATGATTCATCAAATATAGAATCCAAAATAAATTCAATTAAAAACACTAGAGAAAAAATGAAACAATGGGTTGGAAAACCTATCTATAAAGGTGCTGAATATTCAATAGAGAAATGGAATAGAGAAATTATTGAACATAAAAAAACATTAGATCTTTATTTAAAAAAGTCTAGTTTACTTTCTGTTAATGAATATCAATTTTAAAACCTAAAACCATGAACGACAAAGAAATTGGTAATCACAAGTACAACTCAATCATTCGCAAATCTAATCTCACAGATACAGAGAAGCGACAAATAAAGAAGTATGAAGCAGACAGAGGATTAAGCGCAGAACAAAAGACAAAGGTTGCTGAGTACTTTGAGAGCATCAATCAAAAGAAATCTGAATTACCAGAGTATGCCGATGCTAACTTATCCTATTTGTATAAGATGTTTTTAGATTTTTACATTATAGAAAATAAAAAACAATTTGACCCAAAGGCAAACAATGGAGAGGCTAAAATATTAGTTTATACTTTGCTGGCATACTTTTTTAAAGATGAAATGTTTTTTGATTCACCAATACTAAACAAAACAATATCTAAGCCAGATTTAAACAAAGGCTTGCTTGTAATCGGAGGAACAGGATGCGGAAAGACATCAACGTTCAAAGCATTACATAAGATGCTGTTTACAGGGTGTACAACGCCCGTAAAATCTATACTGGATATAAAGGATAACTTGCAACCGATAACCCGTTACAAGCCTTTATTTGGCTTTTCTACATGTAATGACGTAGTTAGCGAGTACGAAGGATTAAATACAGCAGAAGAAAAAAAGAACTTCTGGACTAAATACACAAAGGGAACAAGATACTTTGACGATCTAACAACCGAGAGAGAAGCAAGCAACTACGGAAAGGTAAATCTCTTCCAAGAAATGTTTGAGAAGCGATCAATAGATTTGCCAAAGACCATCGCTACAATGAACTATCACGATCAAAGCGGAAGCTTAGAACAAACCTTAGATTACCTTGGACAGAAGTACGGCTTTAGGGTGCATGATAGACTATTTCAAATGTTTAACATTATACAGTTAAAAGGAACATCACTAAGAAAATAACTATGGAAGTAAACAAAGTGCATCACTTAGATTTTTTAGGTAATGATTTGCCAGATAAATGTGCAAAGTTAATAATTGCAGACCCTCCATATTATAAGACAAAAGGAGACTTTGACTTTATCTGGAAAACGTTTGAAGATTATTTAGTAGACGTAGAAAAGTGGTGTTTAGAATGTAAACGTATTTTAGCAGATAATGGCACTTTGTTATGGTATGGTGACGACAAAAATATAGCCTATGCACAAATTATATTTGATAAATATTTTAATTTAGAAAATAGTTTAATTTGGTATAAATATAATCTAAGAGGCGGTATGTTTGGGAGTACTGGCGGTAATAATGTTAGAAGTTTTCCAATATGCACTGAAAGACTCTTAATGTATTCTCAGGATAGTATTAACTTAACGCAATGTGTTTTTATAATACGTGATTACATACGTGAAGAAATAATAAAGTCAAAAGGTAAAATTGTATTAAAACAGGTTAATGAAGCTTTAGGAACTGCAACAAATGGGGGCGGTGTTGCAAGTGCTTGTTTAAGTTTAGATAAAACAGAGCCAGCAATGTTAACTAAAGAAATGTATAAAAAATTACAATTGTGGTGTAATCCTTATTTGAAAAAGGAATACGAAGATTTAAGAAAGGAATACGAAGATTTGCGCAGACCTTTTAGTAATAACTTTAATTTAAATGAGGTTTTACAATACAATACAAATACAAATTATGAATACGATCACGACACTGTAAAACCAGAAACACTAACTAGAGCATTAATTTTAACATGCAGCCGTGAAAATGATTTAATAGTTGTTCCCTTTTCTGGTAGCGGAACCGAAGTTGCTATGAGTGCAAAAGAAAAAAGACCCTTTGTAGGTTATGAAATTACAAAGAAACATGCAGACATGAGCCAAGCGAGAGCAAACAAAATACTAACAGAACCAACAATGTTTTAACTATCAAAAAAAAGCAAACAAAAAAGCAAAGTATTATTGAGGCAATAGTAGGAACTATAATAGGCTTATTAACCTCATTTTTAATTCAGATATTTTTATACCCTCTATTAAATATACCTGTTAGTATAGGTCAAAACATTACTATAACATTTGTGTTTTTTATAGTAAGTTTTATAAGAGGTTATTTAGTGAGAAGGTTATTTAATCAAATATTTTAACCATGAAAGAAAAGATATGCAAAGGTAACTACAGAGTACAACACTATGAAGGATGCGGAAAATTAGGCTATCCGTACAGGTATAACCTTTGCCATTCTTGTTTCATAAAATGGACTCTAACAACAGAAGCGGGTGGCGAGTACATACGAAAGGTAACAATACCACAAGCAAAGAAAGACGTAAGAATAAAAGAACAAAAGCAGACTCAGGAAAAGAAGATTGACCTGCTATCAAAAGACGCTTACCGTAAACAATACCTTCAACCAGTAGTTAATGAGATAGTAAGAATAATAGACAAAGACCAAGACTGTATTGCTAATGTAGATGCTTTTGCAACTGATGCAGGACATTTTATTTCATCTGGATCTAATAGACAAACTGCACTTAATTTACACAACATACATTTACAATCTAGGAACTCTAACAGCTTTAAGGGTGGCGAAGATTTGAAATACTACAAAGGATTAATAAGAAAGTACGGTCAACAATACGCTGATTTCTGTGAGACATTACGACAAAGCAAACAACGCCACTCAAAGATTGACTACATAGAAGCCTTTGCCAAGGCAAAAGAGTTTAGACTAATACTTAAGAAGAAAGATTTAGTTTATAATGCACAGCACAGAATAGAGTTACGCAACCAAGCAAACGAGTTT